GCAAGGGTTTTCTGGAGCACTGTCTGGGTTAGCAGGACAAGGTTTGGGTTTTGTTGGTAGCTTCTTAGGAGGACTTTTAAATGGATTTCCTCCGTTTACTAATGAATTAGAAAAATTTGCAAGTTGTAACTACATTTTTACATTAGGCTGTTTAACACCAACAGAACTTAATTTGCCTGATTTTACATATAGACTATTTGGTCCAAGAATTGTTATTTTACGCAGCGGCGGCGCCCCTGATAAAATTCGTACACTAAGTGAAGTTGGGGGTAAAGGTGAATACTATATTGATGATGTTGAAATCTACAGTATTATTACACCTAACAGAGGCACTAAACAAACAGATGCGTTAAATTTTGATTTTAAAGTTTTTGAACCTTATAGCATGGGTATGTTTTTAGAAACATTGCAAGTTGCAGCACTGAGAGCAGGATATTCAAATTATTTAAATGCACCGTTTTTACTTTCATTAGATTTTGTTGGCTATGACGATGCAGGAAATCCTACAAAAGCAATTAATAGTACTAGACACTTCCCAATTAAAATAATGGAAGTAACATATGCTGTAACAGAACAAGGAAGTACTTACAGTTGTGCGGCAGTGGGCTTTACAGATTCAGCATTTGGAGATAATGCTCAAAGTGCTAAAACAGATATTCAGATTACTGGTAGAACTGTATCAGAAATTTTACAATCAGGCGCACAAAGTTTAACATCTGTCATTAACGGCAGAAATTTAAAACTTGAGCAAGCAGGACAAATTTCTAAAGCAGACAAATATGTTATTATTTTTCCAACAAAAAACAGTAGCCTAGAAGAATCTATACTAGGTGCAAAAGAAGAAGATGCAGGAGCAACTACTAAAGAAGGCGAACTTAGAGAATTTACAGATGAAGAAAAGCAAGAATTAGCAGAAAGTATTGGTGTTTTTCAAAACGGTCAATTACCGGCAGATTTTGACACAAGACTTGAGTCTCTCTTGGGCGTTAGTATAACACGGTCAGAAGTTGCTGAAACTATTAGAGAATATGCAGAAAAAGATGAAAATATAAATGATATTGGATCAGCAAAAGTGACTAGATCCTATCAAGATCCTGGTAATGTTCCTGCGGCTGATCCTGCGGCGACTGAATTAGAAACAACACCGGGACAGATTTGTAGAGGGCAGTGTACTATCCCAGATGAATTAAGAACGTTTCAATTTCCTACAGGTAAAAAAATGCAAGATATGATTGAAGAAGTTGTGCTTGCTAGTGAATGGGGCAGAGGCATTACGGAAAGACTAGATCAACCAGATGACAAAAATATGGTTGATTACTTTAAAGTTGATGCTCAAATATATGATATGATCGATGGTGCAACAGTTGCTGAAACAGGTGAAACACCAAAAGTTTATGTTTACAGGGTGATTCCGTTCAAAGTAAGTGCAAGTAGATTTGCATCTCCGTCAAGACCTCAACCAAATCTTGCAGCGTTGAGAGCACAAGCAGCTAAAGTTTACAATTATATCTACACAGGAAAAAACAAAGACATTTTAGATTTTGATATAAAATTTGATAATGCATTCTTTATTGGAATTGGTGCTAGCCGCGGCCAGGGTACGTCTACTCAAAGAATAGGCGGACAAAACCAAATGACTGGTACAGGAAATAATAATTCTAGTACCACTGTTACTAACCCAGGCGATCAACAGCAAACGTCCTCAAGCGGGCAAGCATCAGTTAGAGAAACTACAACAAATAGCACTGGCCAAATAGGCGGTACAGGTTCTGAACCTTCAGAACTGCAAGTTGCTAGAATGTTTAATGATGCAATGATCAACAGTCCTGCGGATTTGCTAGAGATAGAACTTAAAATTTGGGGAGATCCGTTTTATCTGTCAGATGCAGCAGCAGGTAATTATGTTGCAGCACCTACTAATTTCTTTAACATGACCAAAGACGGTACTATGGATTTCCAAAGAGGTGAAGTTGATATTATTTTAAATTTTAGAACACCTTTTGATATTGGTGATGATGGGTGGATGGATTTTCCAGGTTTAGGACTAATGCCTGTTAAAGCATTTAGTGGTCTTTATCAAGTTCTTGAAATTGAAAGTACATTTAGTGGAGGAAAATTTGAACAAAACCTTAAGTGTATTAGAAGAAGAAATCAAGAATCTGACACTAACAATAGAGGAACATCACAAGGTAATAGCGTCATCCAAAGTGGTGCAAATACTAATCAGATTAGTCCTACTAGTGACGGAACTACCGGAAGTAGCGGGTCTGGTTCTTCATCAGGTCCTCCTCGTCCACAAAGTAGACCTACACCAACATCGTCGTCTGCTAATGGTGCAGGCGATAGTGCAGAAGCACAAAGAATTTCAAATGTTCAAGCAGCTAGACGTAACGGCGCAAATGTAGGATTTTAAAAAATGGCAACAGAAGAACGTACAAGTAGTTATGGCCAAGGAGGTAATCCTGGACCGTTTTTAGCCCAGGTAGTAAGCCATCTTGATCAGAAATATATGGGAGAATTAGAAGTAGAATTATTGAGCCTTACAGGAAGTGGTAATAATACTGCAACTACTGGACAGGTAAAACAAGTACGTTATCTAAGCCCATTCTATGGCGTAACACCTTACAAAGATACAACAAATAATGCAGGTTATCAATATACACAAAAAAGTTATGGTATGTGGGCAGTTCCGCCCGATGTAGGATCTATAGTTCTTGTTATTTTTATTGAAGGTAATCAGTCACAGGGTTTTTGGATAGGTTGTGTGCCTGACGAATATATGAATTTCATGATACCTGGGTACGGAGCAACAACTTACAACAGCACAGATAACAGCAAGCTACTACCTGTAGGCGAATACAATAAGAGGCAAGAAACTGCTCGTGGTAGAAACCCTACACAATTTATTAAACCTACTAATCAAGACGCAGTTGCAAACCTTACTAAGTCTGGATTACTCACAGACCCTATTAGAGGCGTAACATCGTCAAGTGCTAGACGTGAAATACCGTCAATGGTATTTGGATGGAGCTCCCCAGGACCAGCAGATAGACGCCCTGGAGCACCTACTGGAAAATACGGTAAAGAAGGACAGCAAATAAATGCTCCTGTAAACAGACTAGGAGGTTCTAGCTTTGTTATGGATGATGGTGACATATCAATGTTACGTAAAGGAAAAGCAAGCGAAACTCCTTCAATGTATGCAATGGTTGAAAGTGGAGATACGAGTGGCGATCCTACTTTACCGCATAACGATCTAGTTAGAATACGCACCCGCACTGGGCATCAAATATTACTTCACAATACTGAAGATTTAATTTATATTTCTCATGGTAGTGGAAACAGTTGGATAGAAATGACAGCTAACGGAAAAATTGACATTTATTCTTCTGATAGTGTAAATGTGCATGCAGGATCTGACATCAATTTTACAGCAGGTAGAAATTTTAATGTTAAAGCTGGAGGTGATATAAATCTGAAAGCCGGAGGTGACGGAAGGATCCAAGCAGCAAATACGCATATTAAAGCAAGCACTCATACAGAGAGTGCGCCAGGTGGCATTAACATGAACGGTCCAGAAGCAGCACCTGCTAATGAACCAAACAGAATACCTCAACATGAACCATGGGGCGGACACGAAAGTTTTAACCCCGCAGCTCATACACCAGAAAAAACAGATAATAATCCTGAAAAGCAAAACACAAGAGTAGATACAGGACCAACAAATGGTACAACTGATTCTGGCAACGAATCTGAAGCAGCTAGAGCAGCGGCAGCAGCTATGGATACTTTTAGACAGGCTTGTTCACAGACACCACAAAGCAGTGCGCCTACAAGCAGCACAACTAATGATCCTAGCGGTGCAGGAGATGGAGCAGCAGCTCAAAACGGAGCAACAGCAAGTGGTGCGCAAGGAGATGGGTTACGAGGCGGCAGTTCTACAACAACTGATGATGAAATTGATCAATGGACGGTAGGATAAAAAATGCCAGCAGTACATAGAGATACAGATCCAAGATCATGCGGCGCAACAACTACAGTTACCGGGCAAGGTAATGTGTATGCTAATTTTTTATTAATCTCAGTTGATGGTGATCCAAACAGTCATGGAGCAGGTGCTTTGAATGCTGGCAGCAACGCTGTTTTTATTAATTACAAAAAGGTAGTTAATAATACACCAGATGGTGCCTCAGCTGATAACTTATGTCCACCGTTAGGAGGAGCTCATTGCTCGCCAGTTACAGCAGGCGGAAGCGGTGATGTTTTTGTAGGCGATTAAAACAAGGTAAATACGTTATGAGTTCATTAGAAAAAAGTTTATATAAACAAGTTACAGTAAAAGGTTCTAAAAGTAATCAAAATGTAACACCTGGCAGTCGTGCCTATAGAGGTACTAGCACTGCTAATCCTGATAACTCTACATTTGTGCTATATGATATTGCACTTATAAAGCAAGATATCATAAATCACTTTCATATACGCCAAGGTGAAAAACTAAGCGATCCTGAATTTGGTACTATTATTTGGGACATTCTGTTTGAACCTCTAACTGAGCCTATTAAAGACGCTATCGTTAACAATGTATCTAAAATTGTTAATTATGATCCTCGCGTAAATGTTAATAATGTTATAGTAGACCAATACGAAAGTGGCATACAAGTAGAATGTAATCTAGTATATTTGCCATACAATATTTCAGAAACATTACGTATGAGATTTGATGAAAACGCAGGCTTTTTAAACACATAAATTAACTACGTAGTTTTCTTAATCAAATAAATATACATATAGATAAGGAAGCACGAATGTCATCCACAGATAGACAAAACAGATTATTACTAGCAGAAGATTGGAAGCGAGTCTACCAATCTTTCCGTAACGCAGATTTTCAGAGTTATGACTTTGACAATTTGCGTAGAACAATGATAGCATATCTAAGGGAAAATTACCCTGAAGATTTTAACGATTACGTTGAGTCAAGTGAGTATCTTGCGCTAATTGATCTAATTGCTTATCTTGGACAAAATATTGCTTTCCGTGTTGACCTTAACGCAAGAGAAAACTTTCTTGAACTAGCAGAACGTAGAGAATCAGTTCTCCGTCTTGCTCGTTTGTTATCTTATAATCCTAAGCGTAACCAAGCAGCCAACGGGTTATTAAAAATTGAAAGTGTTAGAACAACAGAAGAAGTTTTTGACAGTAACAACATCAACTTAGCAAACCAAACTATTATTTGGAATGATCCTGCTAACCCCGATTGGTACGAACAATTTATAAAAGTACTTAACACTAGTTTACCTGCTAACGGCATATACGGACGTCCTGTAAAAAAGGATGTTGTAAACGGTGTTCCAACAGAGCAGTACAGACTAAACAGTACAAATTCTGAAATTCCTGTATATAGTTTTACAAAAAATATTGATGGTCGCTCAATACGATTTGAGATTGTTTCTACAGATGTAAACGATGGAACAATTAAAGAAGAAGCACCATTTCCAGGAAACAATTTTGCTTTACTTTATAGAGAAGACGGCCGCGGCCCTGCAAGTTCTAATACAGGATTTTTCAGTCATTTCCGCCAAGGAACAATAGACGAAGGTGTTTTTAGTATTAGTAATCCTAGTACTAATCAAGTTGTAGCTATTGATGCTGCTAATGTTAATAACAGCGATGTTTGGCTTTATAGACTAGACAGCTTTGGCAACGAAGAAGAATTATGGACAAAAGTTGATGCTGTTGAAGGTAACAATATTATCTATAATAGTATTAATAAAAATATTAAAAACATTTATTCTGTACTTACTCGTGTAGATGATAGAATTAGTTTAATTTTTAGTGATGGTGTATTTGGAACATTGCCAAAAGGATCATTCCGTGTGTATTATCGTGCCAGTAAAAATGAAAGAATTATTGTAGACCCAGATGATATGACAGGTATCAGTATTAACTTAGATTATCTTTCAAAATCTGGCGTTGTTGAAACAGTAACATTTACATTTGAATTAAAATATAGAGTTGATAATTCTTCAACAAGTGAAACTAGTGCAAGCATTAAAGCCAATGCTCCTGCAACATACTATACTCAAAATAGAATGGTAACAGGCGAAGATTATCAGATTGCACCGTTAGCTGTTAGTCAAGAGATTATAAAAGTCAAATCTGTCAATAGAACTTCTAGTGGTATTAGTAGATACTTTGATTTAGTAGATGCTACCGGAAAATATTCTAAAACAAATTTGTTTGGTATAGACGGTGTAGTTTACAAAGAATATCTAAATCCTAAAAGTAGTTTTTCTTTTTTAACTAGAACTGATGTAGAAGGTGCTATTGTTAATACTATTGAACCTATCTTAGGTGACAAAAAGATTAGAAATTATTATTATGATAAATTTCCAAAAATACAAGTATCTGATTTAGAAGTAAAGTGGAATCAATCTACTGAAGAAACTAATTTAAGTACAGGATATTTTACTAACCGTGACGGTATTGTAGCACAGCTAGGTGGGTTTACAACAAGCATTTTAAATTTGTTGGTACCAGGCACGTTGGTTAAGTTTATTCCTCCTACAGGAAAAGTGTTTGAAGCAGATGGTTCAGTAAGCACAAACATCGGTGTTAAAGGAACAACAGAATATAAATGGGCCAAAATAACTTCTGTCACAGGAGACGGAACACAAATTCAAACAGGCGGAGTAGGACCAGTATATCTAAATGACAGAATACCTTCAGACTCTAAGCTAGTAGAAATTAGACCTAATCTAAATACTAAACTTGAAGACGATGTTAAAACACAAATTATCGATCAAATATTTGCATTTAAGACATTTGGCTTAAGATATAGCAGATCAGCGCAAGCCTGGAGATTGGTCACTGAAAACAATTTAAGTATTGGAACTAGTTTTAGCACTGGCAAGCAAGGCGATGTTACTAATCAGCAGTTAGATGCAAGTTGGCTATTGTTATTTGAGACAGACGGTGAAGCATATT